ACCTGGAGAGTCTGCATCAGATTTTAACAAAAGAATGGATTTAAAAAAGGCTGCTATAAAAGGGGCTAAAGCAACAAGACTTGGTAAAATAATTTTACCTGTAGCCGCAGCAGGAGTTGCTGCACAACAATATTTAAAATCTAAAATGAAAAAGAAAGATGAGCCTAAGAAAAAAATGGGTGGTGGCATGATGAAACGACCTATGGGTTACACTAAAGGTGGTGGTGCTGACACTGGTAGAATGGGTGAAGCTAAAAGTAAACTATCTACAGCAATTGATACTTTTGAAAGAAAAAGAAAAAGATTAGAAGCACCAAAAAGAGGTTCAATGAAACCTGCGAAAGTCATGGGTGGCGGAATGATGATGAAACCTATGGGCTACAAGTCAGGAACATCTGTAAAAGCAAAATGCAAACTAGGTAGAAACAAACCTACAAAAATGTACTAGGAGGGGCAATGTCCCTAAAGGCATTACTTAGGTTCGGTAAAGAATTATTTAAGGCGAAGAAGCCTTCAGCAACACCGACCACCGGACAACAACAAAAGCAAATCACATACACTCCAAAGCCATCACAGGCACAAGGACAAGAGTTAGCTGTACAAGAAATACGTAACCCACCTATAGTTTTAAAAAAAACTAAACCATTACAGATGGGTGATGACACTGCACCTGCTTTTGGTTCATCAACATATGATTGGGCTATGAGAATTGGTAGAGGTAAGTATACAGCAGATGAATGGTTAAATCATTTAACTTCTTCTAGAAAAGTAAACTTTAAAGTATTTGGTCAACCCTCAAGTAGAATAGAACGTGCAGAAAAAAGATTTAAATACGATTCAGGACCCTTCGCAGGTAAAGAAGTTAATATTTCTAAGGATGAATTATTTGACACTAATCTAGCTGCCTTCAATGAAGCAGGAGATCTT